TAAAGCTTTAAAAGATCTTGAAAAAAATTATCCAGTTAAAGTTCATAGAGATGTAGAACTCCCTTACGAACGTAAGGAACGGATGATAGATGAGACAGAAGCTACCGCTAATTTTTATGAAGTTGCAAATGATTTTATACAGGAAAATCTTATAGAATATGACGGAATTAGTATTCCAGAGAGTGTGGATTTAGAGACACTTAACCGTGCAGCAGATGCAGAACGTGGCATTATACCTTTAACTCGAGAAGAAGACGAAGCATTTCGAGCCTTTGCAAAACACAATCAGATATCTTTAGATGAAGCAGGTGATGCTTTTGATAATTGGTTCGATGGCCAACTTCGTCATCTACAAGGAATAGATGGGTTTGATGAGATACAAGAAAGTTTGTCTACTCAAGTTTCTAATAAAGGTATAATCTTAGATGTTTCGGAATTAGTAGATAAATACAAAGTAGAAGAACCAAGACAATTTGCCGAAGGAGGCGCAGTAGGAAACATGAATCAACAAATGAGTTTTGCATTCGAAGATGGTGGTCTTCGTGACGATGGAATGATGAGAGACCCTGTATCAGGTAACGAAGTGCCTCCAGGATCTACAGCTAAAGAAGTACGTGATGATATTCCTGCACAATTATCTGAAGGGGAATACGTAGTTCCTGCTGATGTCGTCAGATACTACGGTGTAAAATTCTTTGAGGATCTACGAGATAATGCAAAAATGGGCTTGCAAGATATGGAAGCTCGTGGTAGAATTGGTGGTGAACCTGTTCCTGCTGGTGGTCCTATGAATGAGGATGACCTTACACCCGAAGAGTTAGCTGCCATTCAAGAGATGATGGGTATGTCTGAAGGTGGTACTGTTGCAGGGTTTGCTCCAGGTGGTCTTCAAACTGATCAAGATATTCTTGCTGCAGGTCAACAGGCACAACAAAATCAGTTTACAGGATTCCCATTAGGTGCTACAATATTCCCTAGAGCAGAGTCTGGAGAGATAGAAGCTGTCCCTACAACTCCTACTATTACTACTGAAGAAACTGCAGAGTCTTGTGCAGCTAAAGATATGGATTACGATCCAGCAACTAAGACTTGCGTACCTAGAGTAGTAGCCACAACAACTCCTGCACCTTCTGATGATGATGATGGTCCAAGAGTAGAGCCACCTAAGTGGCATGAAAAGTATGACTATGCCGATACAAACAAGCTTGTATCTCAATCACTAGCAACACTTGGTGTTGATTCGGGTACAGAAGAAAAAGAAACTCAAAACACTTTACAAAAGATTGCTGGCTCTATCGGTCAAGGTATTGGTAATATGCTTGAAGGTGGTATTTTAGGTGGTATTATTAGGCAACAAAAGGTTGCAGAAGTTGCAGCTAATGCTCAACTACTTAGAGCACAAGGTAGGATAAAAGAAGCTGAGATGCTAGAGGATGCTATAGACGGTTATAGAGATAAGCATGATATTGAGCCAGGTGGTTTCTTTGACTCTACAAAAACCCTTGCTAAACAATTAGCTGATAAGTATTCTGATCTTACCTATGACGAAGAAAACGAGACTATCATCAAACCAGGTAGTACTACCACTAAACCCCCTACTCCTACTTCCACTCCTACTTCCACTCCTACGACTACTCCTAAACCCACAAAAAGCCCAGCAACAGCTGCAAAATCTCTAGCAAAGCAAGCAAGTAACGCCGATAACTCTGCACAGTTAGCCGCCATTCAGAAAGCACAGAGTATTGCTCAAAAAGCTGCTGATGCTGGTACAAGTATTGCTGAACAAACTCAAACAGGTTCTGGTGGCTATGGCTCCTCTTCTCAAGTAGAGGAAGAAACAGGTGGTCAAGGTGATCAAGGCCTTGGATCTGGCTGGGGTGGAATGAACGCTGGCGGTTTAATGGCTGGTAAACCAAAGACTAAAACAAAACGCCAATACAAAAAAGGCGGACTCGCAGGTAAGAAATAAGGCTACCCAGCTACGGCTGGCCCCAACATAAGGAGAATATAATGCCTGAACTAACAGAAGTAGAAGCACCAAAGACAGCAGGATTTGTTGATCGAGGTTATAACTACGAACGCAAACGTAAGCGTATTGAAGAAGAAGAAGAGGAGATTAAACGACTTGAAGCTGCTCAACGAGGAGAATCTACCGAAGAAGATGAACCTAAAGAAGAAGAAGCCGTCGAAGCGAAAGAGGCCGATACAGAAGTTGAAGAAGCAACGTTATCTCCAGAAGAAAGATCTTTTAAAAAACGATATGGTGATCTAAGACGCCATATGCAAGAAAAAGAAAAGGAATGGAACGAAAAGTTCGAAGCCTTTGAAAAACGCATGAAGAAGGATTCTATTGTCCCTCCTAAGTCTGATGAAGATATTGAAGAGTGGGCAAAAGAATACCCTGACGTAGCAGGTATCGTAGAAACTATTGCTGCTAAGAAAGCTCAAGAAATGTTTAGCAAAGCTGATGCTAGACTAAAAGAGTTAGATCAGGCACAAACAGAAGCACAACGAGTAAAAGCGGAAAATCAAATCCGTAAGGCTCACGAAGACTTTGATGATCTTCGAGCTTCTGATGAGTTTCATAACTGGGCTGAAGAGCAGCCTAAGTGGGTACAAGATGCACTCTATGAAAATGCAGATGATCCTGCATCAGTAGTACGTGTCATTGACTTGTACAAAGTAGATAAAGGCCTTACTAAGACTGCAAAGAAAGAGAAGGCCAAAGAGGCAGCATCTACAATTACTCGACGTACTAAGACAGACGTAGATGTAGATGATGCTAATGACGTAATTCGTGAATCAGATGTAGCTAAAATGTCTGCAAAAGAGTTTGAAGCTAAGTCTGATGATATCAACAAGGCTATCCGTTCGGGTAAATTTGTTTACGATGTATCTGGCAATGCTAGATAAAACCTGTTGACAATACTTTAATCAACAGTATAACTATAGGCACAGAGACAAAAGCCTCTTTATGACTACCTTTTGTCTCAACCTAATTCATCAAAAAAGTCTAAAACTAAAAAGAACCACCTGTTTAAGTATAGGCCCAGTAGGTATACGGTAGCGCAACTGTAATCCATCTGCACCCTAGAAAAGGAACAGCCTCTTTGTAGGTGTTTAGCTTTGTTAAGCCAAATATCATGGAGGATTTAATCATGGCTTTTGCAGTAGCGTCAGGTTACACTAACCTGCCAAACGGGAACTTTTCTCCCGTAATTTATTCCAAGAAAGTACAACTTGCTTTCCGCAAGTCTACTGTTGTTGGAGATATTACTAACTCTGATTATTTCGGTGAAATCGCAAACCAAGGTGACACTGTTAAAATCATTAAAGAACCTGAAATCTCAGTATCTGCATATGCTCGTGGCACAACAGTCGCTGCGCAGGATTTGACAGACACCGATTTCTCTCTAGTCGTCGATAAAGCGAACTACTTCGCCTTCAAGATGGACGACATCGAAGAAGCGCACTCACACGTAAACTTCATGGATCTTGCGACCAACCGTGCGGCATACCGCTTGGCTGACCAGCATGACCAAGAAGTTTTGGGTTACCTATCAGGTTATGCTCAATCTGCGTTGCATGGTGTTGCAGATACAGTTAACACAACTGTTAACGGTACTAAAGCAAACTCAACAGCGGGTTCAGACGAACTTCTAGCAGCTAACAAGTTGGATATGTCAGACTTTGGCAACATCACAACTACACCATCTGCTGGTACAACAGGTGACTCTATTCCTGTCGGTGCTCGTCTTCCAGGTGCAACAGCACTGCCAACAGCTTACGTATCTCCAACAATGTTGGTTGCACGTATGGGCCGTTTGTTGGACGTTCAAAGCGTTGACAAAGCGGGTCGTTGGATTGTAATTTCACCAGAGATGATGGAAGTATTGATGGACGAAGATTCACGTCTATTGAATGCTGACTTCGGTGACTCAGGTGGATTGCGTAACGGACTAGTTCTAAACAACTGGAATGGTTTCCGTGTATACGTTTCAAACAACCTACCATCAGTCGGTACAGGTGCAGGTACTACAGGTACTACAGCACAAGACGACAACTATGGTGTGATTGTTGCTGGTCATGACTCAGCGGTTGCAACTGCCGAGCAGATCAACAAAACTGAAACATACCGTGACCCAGATTCATTTGCGGACATCGTTCGTGGTATGCACCTATACGGTCGCAAAATCTTGCGTCCAGAAGCTCTTGTAACAGCACGTTACAACCTAGCTTGATAACTGTAAACTTTGGGGCTGGCTCAATGCTGGCCCCATTGTACTTTAAAAAGAGGATATACTCATGGCAATTACTACAGCAATGTGTAACAGCTTTAAACAGGAATTACTGCAGGGTGAGCATGATTTAGACAACCACACATTGAAGGTTGCCTTGATTAAGGATACACCTACAGGAACCTATGGTGCTGCTACAACAAACTATTCTGACGTTACAGGTAACTCAGATGAAGCTACAGGTACTAACTACACTGCAGGTGGTCAAGCATTAGATAGCCCTACTGTTAGCCTTTCTGGTGGTGTGGCTTACGTTGACTTTGCAGACGAAGTATTTAGCAACTTAACTATTTCTGCTGATGGTGCTATTATCTACAACAGTAGTGTTAGCAACAAAGCTATTGCAGTCTTTGACTTTGGTAGTACAGTGACATCAACATCTGGTGACTTCACTATTGTATTCCCAACCAATGACTCTTCTAGCGCAGTAATACGTATTAGCTAAACTAAGGTATAAACAATGGCATTAATTATTAAGGATCGTGTCAAAGAGATCACGACTACTACAGGTACAGGTGATGTATCTCTAGGAGGAGCCTCTGCGACATTTGACGCATTTCAAAGTGTCATGTCAAATGGTGACACAACCTTTTATGCCATTGTGCATACCGCTTCAGGTACAGACGAATGGGAAGTCGGTGTAGGTACGTGGAACACAGGTAACACCCTAACACGTACAACTGTCTACGCTGGCTCAAATGGTACTTCTGCTGTTAACTTCAGCAGTGGTAACAAAGATATATTTATGACATACCCTGCAAGCAAAGCTGCAGTAGCAGGTGAGGATGTCACGTTTGCAGATATTACTGCAACAGATATTACAGCCACAGGTACGGTAACCCTATCAGGTGATCCCACTTCGGCATTACAAGCTGCGACAAAAGAGTACGTGGACACGATTGCTGCAGCAGGTATTCACTACCACACACCAGTACGTGTTGAGTCTCCCAGCGCACTTACTGCTACGTATGACAATGGTACGTCAGGCGTAGGTGCTACACTTACAAACAGTGGCACACAAGCTGCACTAGTTATTGATGGTGTTACGCTGTCTACTAGTGATCGTGTACTTGTGTATAACCAAACTAACGCAGCACACAATGGTGTCTACACTGTAACCGACACAGGTTCAGCTTCTACTAACTGGGTACTTACTCGTGCCACAGACGCAGACAGCTATGGTGCATCAGACCCAAATGCTATGGGTGAAGGTGATGCATACTTCGTCAAAGAAGGTGACACAGGTGCTGGTGAACTGTATGTGATGAACACTAGCGGTGTTATTACGTTTGGTACTACTGACATCACATTCACAGTTATTGCTGAGACTGCCGTATATAGTGCTGGCACAGGTCTTACCCTAACTGGTACTACATTCTCTACTAACCAAGATATTAGCACATCAGCAAGTCCTACCTTTGCTGGCGGTACTTACACAGGTAATGTATCTTGGGGCGACAACGACAAAGCCATCTTCGGCGCAGGGTCTGACCTACAGATTTACCATAATGGGTTTAACAGCTATGTTTCGGATAATGGAGCAGGAAGTCTAAACGTCACTACTAACGGCGCACAGATTGCTTTGTACGATACGGCTAATAGCCAACAGATGGTAAAGGCTGTAACGGCAGGTGCTGTAGAACTTTACCACAACGGCTCCGAAAAACTCGCCACCACCAGCACAGGCGTAGACGTAACAGGTAACATCACAGTATCAGGTTCCGTAGATGGGCGTGATGTAGCTACAGACGGTAGTAAGCTAGATGGTATTGAAGCAGGTGCTACAGGTGACCAGACTGCATCAGAGATACTTACAGCTATTAAGACAGTAGACGGTGCTGCATCTGGCCTTGACGCAGACTTACTAGATGGACAACAGGGTAGCTACTACCTTAACACAGGTACTACATTCAGTGGTGACGTAAGTGGTACTTACGGTGCTATGGTTGTTGCAGACGATAGTCACAACCATGTAATTTCTAACGTAGATGGACTGCAAACAGCACTAGATGGTAAAACAACTACTTCTCGTACTATTACTGCAGGTAATGGTCTTACTGGTGGTGGAGACTTCACAGCTAATAGAACTATTAATGTAGGTGCTGGTAGTGGTATCACTGTTA